TAGAACTAAATAGTCCGCCCATACTTATTCTCCTTGTGCTAATTCTTGTAAACGTCTAATTAAATCAATGACTCCGTGTAGACGGCCCTGTTGGTAAGGACTCATTTCCTTTGTAATTATCTTATCGGGAAATTCATCTTCCAACGCTTTCAACAAGTCTAATGTCTTGCTTGGTAATTTATCCATAATAGTTCCTGGAGGGTCTCTGGTTCGAGTTCATCAGAGATTATCACTATAATAATCCCACCAGGGTGGAGTCCTATAGTGTAACCTCTATATATTACTTTCGGAAAGGGTTTAGTTTATCAATCCAATCCCACACTTTACTGTAGTCTTTGGAGTGTAAACGCCACTTAGCTTTCCAGGCTTTATAACCTACCATCCCCACTCTCCTTTCATACCAGCAGCTGAGTAATCAGTTACTGTACCTTCGAAAAAATTCTTAAAACTATCTCCAGCAATAATCCATTCTACCCAAGGTAGGGGATTATCTTTAACACCATAGTTAGGTTTAAGTCCTAGTTGTATAAGTCTACGATCTGCTAGATGCCTGATATAATCTTTGACTTCGCCTTTTTCAAGACCTTCGATGCTTCCCATTTTATAAGCAAGATCGATAACTTTGTCCTCCAAGGCAACCGCAGTTCTGACCATTTCGTAAATTTCTTTTTTAAATTCATCTGTTACTACCCTCGGATGTTCATTGCAAAACTGTCTAAACAAACGTGACATCCCTTCAACGTGCATAGACTCATCTCTAATAGACCACTCAACTACCTCACACATACCCTTCATCTTACCGAAGCGTTGATAGTTTAGCAGCATAGCGAATGCTGAGAACAATGACATACCTTCGTTAACACACGTCTGAGCTAATGCTTTAGCTAGTCCGTGCAACGTAGATGTATCGTTGTCCTTCATAAACTCAATCTTATCTTTCATTTGTTTGTAATCTAAGAAAGCTGAGTATTCACTATCTTCAAAACCTAAGGTGTCATTTAGTAATGCATAGGCACGTTGATGTGTACCCTCACGATTAGCAAACGACATAATCATATTCCTAATCTCGTGATTACGAAACTTAGGTATATATAAATCACAATAGTTTTGTGCTACCTGTACATCTGATTGTGTAAACAGACGAAGGATCTGAGTAATGTGGTTCTTCTCTTCTTCAGTGATAGTACCACGTTTCCACTGATCTACATCTTCCTGTAGTTTAACTTCCCATATACCCCAATGGATCTTCTCGTGCTCTTCAGCAATTTCCATTGCCCACTGATGATTAAATGGTTTATATGTTTGTGCCTCATCTAGTACTCCTACCTCAAGCATCATATTCTCCATTCAATTGATCAGCCATATTTAATATGTTAGTTAAACAATCTACACAAAAAGTAACAGGAAGGATACCAAAGTAACCTTGTATCCCTCCCTCCTCTTCATCATACTTCCATCCACAAATTGTGCATTCTTCTGGTGGTTCTAACCCTGACAACTTAGACATTCTGTGTCCTCCTTAAATGATTCGAGTTTAATACGCTCTACCTTTTTACCAATCTGCTCTGCAGTAGCACCAGTATTAGTACGTAAATAGTAAAGACCTTTTAGTTTCTTACCCCACGCTGCGAGATGTACTTTGTTCACGGAAGCCTTCTCGCTACCCGCAGGGAAGAACAAGTTTACGCTTTGACCTTGACATATGTATGGTTGTCTAGTCGCTGCGTGTTCCACTACCCACATTTGGTCTAACTCGAATGCAGTTTTAAATACATCCTTTTCCCAATCTGTAAGATAATCTAAATGTTGTACAGAGCCTTCGTGGTGAATAATACTCGACCACTGTTCCTCTAACCAATCTTTTTCAAAGCCTAGTCGTAGTCTGTGTTCGTTCAACACTCTAGCTAGGTGTCTATTCTTAACTAAATGAGACCCAACGCGTGTCCTATGAGTATAAGCATTAGACTTAATGGGCTCAATAGAAGCAGAAGTACCGCAGATGATACTACTATTAGCATTAGGAGCGATAGCAAGAAGATGACTATTACGTTTTCCGCTTCCTTTACCATCAGGATATTCTCCACGTTCTGCAGCTAAAGCTTGTGTTGCCATCTCTGCTTGATCTTTAATTAACCTAAACATCTTTAAATTCTGTCCAGTAGCCTGTGCAGATTCCCAAGGAATATTCTTAGATTGTAAGTATGAATGGAAACCCATTGCACCTAGACCTAAGGAACGTTCCTGGAATGCTGAGTGAGTAGCTGCTGCTAATTCTTGAGGTGCGTGTTCAATGAATTGTGTAAGTACATTATCTAGCATCGTAATTAAATCTGATATTAGTGATGTATCTTTCCACTCATCAAACAACTCTAGGTTAACAGAAGACAAACAACATACAGCAGTACGTCCTTTCTCTGTAGGTAAGTGAATCTCATTACATAAATTACTACCGTGAATCTTAAGTCCCTTATCTTTTAAAGGTTGTGGTAGTTTACGATTGGCCTCATCGATAAAGTTTAGATATGGTTCACCAGTTCTAAATCTTACTTCGAGGAGTCTTTGCCAAAGGTCTCTTGCACGTACTGTATCACGGACTTCACCGTTACTTGGATCAGTAAGACTCCAAGGACTATCATTGATAACACAATCCATAAAGGAATCAGTAATATTGACAGCATTATTAATGTTAAAACACTTGCGATTAGTATCCCCTCCAGTAGGGACTCTAAGGTTGATGAATTCAATAATGTCTGGATGTGAGATGTCAGTATACGCAGCATAGCTTCCTTTTCTAGTTTGTCCTTGTTTATAAGCGGTCATCGCTGAGTCGCTTACTTTAATAAATGGAATTGGGCCTGGAGCTTTGTCCGATACGGGTCGAACATCACCCCAGTGTCCTCCTACTCCCCCTCCTTTAACACTTAACCAAGCCAACTCTGACTGATGTTTAATAAGACCATCGAGATCGTCAGCAACATAACTAAGAAAACAACTAATAGGAAGTCCTCTTGGCTTTTCACCTGGGGCAGGAGCGTTACTAAGGATAGGGCTACTAAACATAAACCAGCCACTGCTAACAGCATCATATAAACGTTGAGCAAGTTTCTTATCTCCTCCGCTATAAGCTAAGCAAGCTCTAGCGTATGCTTCTTGTGGTGATTTTTCTTTACCACGTAAATAATAATTAGTCACCAAGTCTCTTGCTTGGTCAGACATCTTCTTGTCTTTCTTGCGATCAATTACGATCCCTAAGTAATCACTCCTCATCTGGCTTAATCCTTATATCTATCATTTCAACTTCGCCTTCCATATAACTTTTATATGTCAAACGTCCCTCATTGTGTAGTTGTATGGCATCAATGATACCTCTCTCATATCTATGGTTACTATAAAGGTAGGATGCAAACCCACCTCCGATAGCCACAAATAGCATTAATAGATATACGGTTTCTATCGCCATTATTTCTCTCCAAATCTTTTGTCGTAGGCTAATGCTACGCACTCATCTAAAAATAAATCCTTCTCTAAACAGATTAATCTTAATGATATATAAATATCTCCTATCAATTCCTTAAGCTCATTAGTTTCGAGTGTAGTATTATCTTCAGATAAGAAGTGATCTATTTTCTTATCTAGATAATCTTTCATTACTCGCTCCCCTGATCCCAGAATTGTGTAAACAAAACTTCATCTGTATAAATAGTAAAGGTTTGATCTTGAGTGTAAATAAGTAGTTTGTCCATTGCTTCAATGATCTTAACTACACCATCATACACTTCATCACGTCCATCACTATGAACTACTCTTGCTCGAATCATCTTTCTTTTCCTCTTCTTTCTTAGGTTTCGGTTTGATCTTTACTGGGCTGCTCGTCTTCCACGGTTGCATTATCGTCCTCCTTAAATCTTTCTTCACTAGCATAGTTCCATAGTTCATATTGGTAATGCTCTCCTGTATTACCATTTTGTCCTATGACATCCATTCGCTCTTCATCCCACTCTTGGTCTTCAGCTAATCTTTCGTAGTAGTACCTTTCCATTGCAAGGTCTTTAATTCTTTCAATAAGTTTTTCGTACTTCTGCTCGATCTCGATTCGTTTCTTTTTCTCCGTTTCATACTTCCTAACCCAAGAGATGTAAGAGTTTTTCTGTAACTCACGCCAGCTATCCACTAGTTGTACCTCTTAAACCACACTGGCCTACCATTACGTTTGATTGTAATAGTCTTACAAGCATTGGTTGCACCACGATACTCTTGTTGTTTTACATATAAATGACATAAGTAAACAGACTTGCATCGAAAGATCTCTACGCTGTCTGCCATATTATTCTTATGTACTTCCATAGTAATGTCACTCTTAGGTGCTGGAAAATTATAAGGATTAGGATTAGCTGCAAAAGCTGAGCTTGATATTAATAGTAGTGCTGCAAATAGACTACGCATAACGACCTCCAAATCTCATAGGTATTTTTTTACCTGTGTCATCAACAACAAGTATCTCAGTGTACTCAATTACTTCAGCATCTTTACCTTTACCTGTTTGTGTACGTACAACCTGTACATCTTTTACTTTATACTTTGGTTTCATTCTTTACTCCTGTCGGTGTCCATAAGTTTACTTGTTGAGTCTCTTCATCAAAGTCACGTAGCATATAAACTAGTTGTGCTTGTTCAATCAGATACTCATATGTCATACCAGCTTTATCATAAGTCTCTTCAATTACCTCCCAGTAATCTTTAGGGTCTGTTGCTGCTAATATCTTGGCTGCTTTAATCTTACCGATCTTAGGACAACCTTTGACACCATCAACACTATCACCTTCAAGTACTTGTAGATAGAACCAGTAGTCTGCTTCTTCCTGTGTTACTTCGTAGGATTCTTGTGTGTTATAGTTGTAGTGTTTCCCAGGTGCTTGATTAAGATCCTTATCAATGTGACATAGGACATACTTACCTGGTTCTTTATACATTCGACTAACACATACATCGTCTGCTTCTACATTATCAAATAGTAATGCACCCTTCTCTAGTAAATGCTCTCGAATTGGCAGCAACATTTCCAGAGGAACTTTAGGTGGTTTGCGATTACCTTTGTATGTAGGTGTTACATCATAACGAAAAGATTTCTTAGGACTTAGAATGAGAACTGAGTCGTCAGTATCTGTGTGATCTCTAATACCTTCTATGAAATAATCCATCTCTTCGAGTGCTGTCTCTAGGTCTGTAGAAACTGAGGCAACAATATTGTCCTCGTCACTATCATCCCAGATCACAGTGTCTTGATAGATGCTCGCATATTTATAAGCGATGCTATCGCCATCAATCAATGAAATCATAATTCCCTCTCCAATGAGCATTATCTATATGTAAGTAACCAACCTCTTTATCTATGAATTGTCTATTACTGAATGTTGTTGTTGCAGGTAAGCTTCTAGTTTCCCACTGGAAGTCGTAACCTTCGTTGACTAATTTAGTAATGTCCCAACCATAGACACCCCTAGGTGTTGACACAATATATAGAAAATCTCTTTCTTCGTGATTGCGTTCACATTTGTTTTTCTCTATAAACTGATCATCATAATGTGCAGTTCTACACTTCAGCTCCACAACGTATTTAATATTGTTTGCATCGTGGCAGCAAAACTGATCCGCATCAGTACTTTCTACAGATAAATTAAACTTGTCATTTATATAATAAAGTAATTCATTTTGTGTCATTCTCCTCTCCGTACACGTGTTTCAAAATAAATTCACAGTAGTGAATGGCCTTCTTAATATCTTCAGCACCATTCTTATCTTGATGTCTGCTTATATATTTGATCACGTTACCTTCGCAATAACCAAAACCATTATGCATAATAAAATCAATTGGTTGTATCGATAGGTTATAGTGGTCTCCCCCGATCTGCTTGTTCATACTCCCTCCAAACTAAATTCAATAAACTCTTCACCTTTCTTTACATCAGTCTTTGATGCAGTCAACATATAAATATGCTTATCATTAAATGCATACTTCATCTGCAGACAATCAATAAAAGGTTTGAGTACGTTATCCAAATCAGCAAGTTTACTGCTAAGACCTACTGCTATAAATAATTGAAGTTTACCTTTCGGTATCTCTAAATCATTAGGTAATAGTGGTAGTAGTTTTCTCTCATAGTTTTTGTACTTATAAGATTTAACTTTTCTACCACCATACATATCATTGGTACTGAGTGGTTTAATATCAATGTGTATCATACCAAGTGTTCCCAATTTTAGCCTCACCTTCCAACTTAACTCTGAAGTTCAAAAGTTTTTCAACATCAGCAAATGTAGACTCAGCAATTTCTTTTACGATCTCTGCTTTGTTTTCATCTACTTCCATCTGAACCTCATCGTGAATGTTACCAATAAACTCGTACTCCTTACCTGGAGTCATAGTCTCTTGTAACTTTTTGTCTAGTTCGACTAGGTAATACTTCATAACTAATGCACCTGCACCCTGTAGTAATACATTAAGTGCAGCGTGATCGCTACGAATCTCATACTTTCTTTTGTTTAAACCAAGAAGGAATCCCTTACTAGCTGACTTCTTGACAGCTGTAGTAAGTTTTGCCAATGCTGGAATCCTTTTTAAAAAAGTCTCTTTTAAATTTTTTCCAACTTTTTGAGACCCACCTACAATACTTCCTATCTTTGCATTCCCTGCACCATAGAGAAAACCATAGATAAAAGTTTTAGCATTGTCTCTAGTTGGTAGACCAGCTGCTTCTTGGTTAATCGTATGAATATCACCATTAACTACTTGTTCACCATAAGCACCACCATCAAAGGCGGCCATATAATGTGCAAGCATTCTCAATTCCAAACCTGATGCATCAACACCTACAATCTTTTTACCTTCGGGAACAGTAAACAGTTGTCTACATTCTTTACCCATAAAAGCACGACTGCTTGGTGTCTGAGCAACATTAGGTTTGTTGTGTGTGCAACGACCAGTGACTGCACCTAAGGTGTTAACTTGACCGTGTATCCTATTATCATCTTTGACTAAACGTAACCAACCGTTCGCCCCTTCAACCAACATACCCAATACCTTTTGTAATAAAAAGTATTTTCTGAGTAGTTGTGCCTCAGGAATATCACAGTTCTTTAGCGTGTCTTCATTAATAATAGGTGTACCTTTGTCAGTCTTCTTAGGTGAATCCCAGTTGTACACTTCTTTCATCCAGCGAATGATGTGATGTCTACTTGATGGATTAAACCAAGTCTCCTCCCATCTTCCCCAGCCTAGTTTAGGATCACGATGTGCTCCCTTCTTAACTTGATTGAGATAGTTCTTACTCTCAACACCATCAATTCTATATTGTGGTACTTCTTTCATCGCTACCCAATCTTTAAGAGGTTTAAAAGTTTCTTCTAACTCTTTTTCAATTGCCTCTTTTTGTTTGTTAAGTTCAACGTGTAGAAACTGTGCTTTTTCAATATCAAAGTACCAACCATAACGTGACTGTCTATTAATAATGTAAGCGAAGTCCTGCTCAACATCGAGTGCTGAGTCAGGGACATTCTTTTTCAATAAACGTTCGTATAGTTTTACTGTTACCTTAACATCTTGCTCACAGTAATCTAACATCTCCTCATTAAAAGTATCCCAAGCATTATCTTGAGAACCATACTCTCCCTTGTACTCACCTAGTCGCATACCCCACGCCTTCAAACTGTGAGACCCTTTCACCGCTGGAGGTAAACTTTTGTTACCCTCATCGAGGTTCATAAGGTTGTAGTATGCAATGCGACTAAGAACAAAAGTGTCTAGTACCTTACACTCCTTGTATAAATCTATCCCATAGAGTTTCTCTATTACGGGGATGTCATAGTTAATACCGTTGTGTGCTCCGATACTATCTGCACTTTTTAGATCATCGATTAATGTATCAATGTCTTCAGGTCGGTAACGTTTGTACTCCTGAGTATCAGTGTCATAAGTTACAGCACAGTGTATCTTTGTCACGTCCTCCAGGAATCCATCTGTTTCCAAATCAAATAACAACATTAAAATTCTCCCTCAATAAAGTCATCTTCTACGACAGACATTCTGCCAGTCTCTTTTTTGTAGACCAGAGTATCTGCAAGGCCAACATCACCTACAAAACGATTCTTTAGTACCCGTAACTTAACGTGATTACTAAAATCATCATCTCTCATATTCCTCTCTACACCTATGACACCATCAGATAGTTGAGCAATTGCACCCGATCCTCTCAACTGAGAGAGTGATACATTTGCACCATCTTCGTGACCTTTGTCACCTTGTGGTCGTCTTAAATGTGAGACAACTATGATTCCTGCTTGAGTTTCCTCAGCAAGACTACGTAGGTTAGTCATCAGAGCATCGATAGCCTTCCTTTCATCACCATCATTGTTACCAGAGACAACAATACTTACGTGGTCCAAGACAATGAAGTCCACATTATTTTGTGTAATCATTAGTCGTAGTTTCTTAAGTAAGTTATCCTCATCGAGTGAACCAAAGTGATCATAAAGATACATCCTTCCAGTGCCTAAGGTACTTTCGAATGCTTTCTTCTTGTCTTCCATTGGAACACTTCCGAACTCAAAGAATAATGGTTTGTTTAAATACATTCCCATAAATGACAATGCACTACGCTTAACATTTTCTTCAAGTGCAACGTAACCGATGCTGAGTTTCTCTTTCATCATAAGATGGTAAGTAATCTCTTTAACTATCGTGCTCTTTCCGACCCCAGATCCAGCAGTAAATGTAACGAG